GAGCCGTGGAGCTGTTGAGGACGAAATGTCCGAAGCCGGCTTCTCAGAGACGAAGTGGCAGATGGAGATGGAGACGCGTTGGTTCGGTGACGCAGATGGGACGTTTTTCGACTTTGACTCGATCGCGCAGAATCGCAAGATCAAGTACCCGATGTTGCCATCAGATATGGCATCGAAGCTTGGCAACTCGAAGAAGGTCAAGATCCCACCGAAGCAACCGGGCGAACTTAGAATCATCTCGTGCGACTTGGCACTGATGACAACAGCGAACAATAAGAACGACGCATCCGCGACGTTTGTGAATCAGTTAGTGCCGACAAAGGCGAACAAGTACATGAGTAACTTCGTGTACACAGAGTCGTCCGAAGGTCAGCACACGCAAGATCAGGCGTTGCGAATTAGGAAGCTCTACGAGGAGTACGATGCTGATTATATCATCATCGACGCAAAGGGCGTAGGTTTCGGTATCGTCGACGCGCTAGTTCGTGATATTAACGATCCTGAAACAGGAGAGACGTATCCGGGGCTTGGTTGCAAGAACAACAAAGAGTGGGATAAGCGATGCCTGAATCCACATTCGGTCAAGGCGATCTGGGTGGTGAACGCAGACCAGAAGTTCAACTCAGAGTGCGCAATCTTACTAAGAGACGGGATGCGCTCTGGAAGAATTCGTCTGCTGGAAACAGAGTACGACGGAGAGTCGCGCCTGAACGAAATCAAAGGATTCAAAAGCATGGCGACAGAAGACAAGCTCGCACTAGAGCTACCGTACGTAAACACGACGCTGTTGGTCAATGAGATGATCAACCTGCGGCATGAGGAAAAGACAGGATACGTGCGGATCATTAAGGCGAAAAGCAAGCGGAAGGATAGATATTCTTCCATATCATATAATTACTGGCTGGCGTGCCAACTGGAAGAGAAGCTCGAGAAGAAGCATGCAGCTGCTGTCAAGAGCGGCGACTCATTCATGTTCAGGGCGCCGGTTATCAAAAAGAATAAGAGGTGGTGACAACCAATGGGAGAAGAAGCGAAAAGATCCCAGCCATCTGAGAAGTTCTCTTTTGGCGATGATACCGCCAGATTACCAGAGCGGTTCAAAGAAATGAGTAAGGTGATACTCCGCGATCTCAATAACAACAGAAGGTCACCTACTTTTTACAGGTATACAAAATCCAGGATTATGGAGTACTTAGAGAATCCGTACAGAAATCAGAAGGCGCTGCGAGATGCGTCTATTTATTTGTACGGAGTTAGTACCCACTACCGGAGAATCATAAATTATTTTGCAGGTCTTTCAGATCTGTGCTACGTTCTCGCTCCATACAAGGTCGACACGAGCACAGCGAAGCCATCCAGCATCGAGAGCAAGTACCGCAAGTGCTTAAACATTCTGACGAGTATGGACATTGAGAACCAGTTCCGCAAGGTGCTGGTCGTATGTTTCCGCGAGGATACCTTCTTTGGTTATCTTCGTGACGATCTCGGCGACGTGATCACGCTGCAGCAGCTTCCAGCTGACTACTGCGACATATCCGTTATCGAGAACAATGTACTCAATGTAACATTCGACTTTGCGTACTTCTCGAGCAATGAAGTATTGCTGGATTTTTATCCGGCTGAGTTCCGCCAGAAGTATGAATTGTACTTAAAAGATCGAACCGGCATGAGGTGGCAGGAGTTATCCTCACCTAACGCATTTGCGATCAAGGCGAACAATGACATCCTTGACTATGCCATTCCTCCTCTGGCGGGAATATTCGCTGGCATATACGATCTGGAAGATTATAAGCAGCTCAAGATGACCAAGGAAGAGCTTGAGAACTACGCGGTTCTGGTCATGAAGCTTGGGATCAACTCTGACGGAGACTGGCAGATGCCACTCGAACAGGCGAAGGATTTTTGGAGAAATCTCGACGGAATCCTTCCAGAAGAAATTGGCAGTGTCCTCTCCCCTATGGAGATTACCAAGATCGGCTTCGAGCGGAATCACGCGAAAGATACAAGCTCAACCGCGGATGCAGAAGAAGAAATATTCACTGCGGCGGGGGTATCGTCGTTGCTATTCAACAACGCAAAGGCGAGCTCAAACGCGCTGCTCTTATCTATAAAGGCGGACCAGTGCATGACATATGCGATCGTTCAGCAAATTGAAGCCGTGATAAACAGATATATACAATCTCAGTCCTATGGGCGGAATTTTAAAACTACCTTTCTCGACGTGTCTCCTTTCAACAGAAAAGAAGTTGGCGATCAGTATTTAAAAGCGGCTACATATGGCATGCCTGCCGTCACGTATTATTGTGTGTCTCAAGGCATCTCCCAAAACGATATAGATCAGATGAACTTCTTAGAACAGGACGTTCTGGATATTGGTTCCAGATTCAGACCTTTACAGAGTTCGAATACGGTTTCCTCCTCAACAGGAGATGCCGGCAGACCGCAATCTGACATAGACGAATTATCGGAAGGCGGCGAAGTTTCCAGAGAAGGAGACGATGGAGACGATCGCAAGTTGGAATGAGAGGGATCAAATGAATTTTGTATATGTACAAGGTGAAACCAACAAAGATAAAATGCTTGCCCTTGGCTACGAGTTGATAAAGAGCGACTCGAAGGGCAGGATTTTTATATTCAAAAACAAAGACGAAGCTCTTAAGTTCGGTCTGAATGACGAACTGGAACAGTCGGATATCAGTTTTATCACATCCAATGTTCTCACCTTTTAGTTAGCCTCGTCTAATCAAAGGAGGTGAAAAGGCGTTGGAAAGAATGAACCTTACCTACAAATCATCAATCGGATCGTTTGATAGTGTGAACAGCTCATTCGACTCTGGGGTCCTGCGCGTGTGCTACACGGGCGACAACAGAAACGGATCCAGTATCTCGAAAGAGGTTTTTGAGAAATGTATTCACACAATTTACAACTGTCCAATCGTATGCAATTACGACAGAGAGACAGACTCAATCGGAGAGCACGACATGAGCATCGTGATGAAGGATGGGTCTCCTTCTCTGATAAACGAAACAGACCCGATCGGCGTCGTTCCGGCAGGAGCGAACTGGTGGTTCGAGTATGACGAAGGTCGCGAGTATTTATGTGTCGATGTGCTTTTGTGGAAGCGACAGGAAGCGTACGAACACATTAAAGAAAACGGCATTACGGATGAGTCGATGGAGATTTCCGTGACAGCGTACCACAAAGAGGACGGCATCATGGTAATCGACGAGTTCGAGTTTAACGCGTTCTGCCTGCTCGAGTCTGCGGAGCCATGCTACGAAGGAGCAGGTCTGATTCTGTTCAGCATCGACAAATTCAGGACAGCTTTCGACGAGATGATTGAGGATCTAAAAAATGTCAGTGCTTCTTATTCGAAGGTTGACATAGATATACCAGACTCTCGGAAGGAGGAACAGAATTTGGAAAAGGAAAAAATTCTTGCCGAATTCGGTCTTACTGCTGAGCAACTCGGAATCGAGGATCTCGAAAGTTGCACTGAGGAAGACCTGAAGGCAAAGTGCGAAGAGTATTCCCTGACAGCAGGTCAACTTGCTGAACAGATTCGTGATGCTCTGCGTACTGAAACTTACACAGATGAATGGGGAACGTGGTCCAGATACATCTACATTGACCATGATGTTGAGTCCAACACAGTTTACGCAGTCGACACAGAGTCCGACTACAATCTGTACGGACTCACATATGCAATGAATGGTGACAATGTAGAGATTGACTTCTCTGCCCCAGTACGCAAAAAGATTTCTTACGTTGACTTTGACGAAGGTGAAACGCAGTCACTGTTTGCAGCTGTTGCAGACAGAGTCGCAGAACGTAGCGCAGCTGAAATTGCTGCTGCCAAAGAAGAGTTTGCACAGAAGGAAGCGGACGCAGCTGAGAAAATGAGCGAACTTAACGCAGAGCTCGACGAGCTGAAACAGTTCAAAGTTTCTACTCTGGCGGCCCAAAGAGTCGAAGAAGTGGAAGCTGTATTTGAGCAGTTCACTGATCTCGAAGGCGTCGAAGCGTTCGAGGGACTCAGAGCAGACTACGGCGATATGTCTGTAGAAGAAATCGAGGACAAGTGTTTCTCCATCCGTGGAAGAAACGTACAGGTCAAATTTGCAAAGAAGGAAAAGCCATCGGCCCGCATCCCGGCAAAGCAGCCGAAGCAGGAAGATGAACCATACGGCGGCATCTTTGAAAAATACCCGCCACATAAATAAACACAAGGAGGAATTATATTATGGCACATGCAGTATTTAGAAGCGACCTCATGTCAGGCACAGATGTCGCAGCAGATCTCGTGTCTCTGAGAGTGTACAATGGCACAACTCCGATCGAAGTTGACAACTGCACAATTGTAGAGCTTGAAGGATACGAAGAAGGCGAAAGAGAAATTCGCAAAGCAAAGTTAGCTACAGCTAGCTCAGAGCTGAACGCTTGCGCAATCGTAGCTACACCAGAAGTTATGTATGACGAACGTCTGAAGAATCTCGACGAGTTCTTCAACGAAGCTAATGCGATTTGTAGAGGTTACATTCCAAGACCGAGAAATATGTTCTCTGTAACAAAGGAAGCATTCGTTGGCGGCACTGCTCCGACAGCTGTAGGCACAGCACTGAGCCTTGGCGCAAACGGCAAGATCGCAACTTCCGGTTCTGGTAAAGCACTCGGGACACTGAGAGCTATCGAGCCGACTAGCCGTTATACATACTACGTTATCGAAATTACACCAGAAGCATTCGCGACTGCTTAATTATATCCGGAGGTGACGAATAATGCCAGATATTAAGGACATTGCACAGGTAGCCATCGACGCATATCATGGAGTACCTAGAAAATACAGCGTTTCAGAATCTCAGGATACACTGAGACAGGCGCTCATCGATCTGAATAACGGATCCACAAAATTAGATTATAAAGCAATCAGAGACGGCAAGTGCGCTGGTCTCTTTACTCTTCTGGAAGAAATCCTCGACGTAACTGTTGTCGAAGGTCTCCAGAGAAGTGACTTCTTCAACAACCTCGTTGATTTCAGAAATGTTGCCATGGGCGACAAGCCAATCTTCGAAGTAGAAGATTCCGACCTGTTCGTAGTAGACGAAGCTGCTGATGGTACTCAGGGTATCAGAAGACAAAGAATCGGCGGAATCTCCCAGACCAGCATTCCGACAACTCTGAAGGTTGTCAGAATCTACGAAGAGCTGAACAGAGTTCTGTCTGGTCAGATTGACTTCAATAAGATGATCGCAAAGGTAGCTGAATCTTTCGAAAGAAAACTGATGAACGACATCTGGAACATCTGGGACAACGCAACTGCTGCTGACTTTGGCGGCGCAACTTACTTCCCTACTGCCGGCACATATGATGAACAGAATCTGCTCGAACTGGTAGCACACGTTGAAGCTTCTGCTAATGGCAGACCTGCAACTATTTTTGGTACTAAGGTTGGTATTCAGCATCTGATTCCTTCCATTAATACTCACCTGCCAGCAGATGAACTGTACAGAACTGGCTATGTAGGCAAGTTCTACGGAACTGATGTTGTTGGTATTCCGCAGCGTCATAAGGTTGGCACTACTCAGTTCCAGTTCGACGACAAGGAATTTGTCATCGTTGCTGGCGACCAGAAGCCGATCAAGTGCGTATACGAAGGTGGCACTACTATCATCAACAGAGAGCCGACTATGAACAGAGATCTCACTTACGAGTATTTTGTAGCTTCTAAGTATGGTCTCGGTATTGTTCTCGCTGGCGGCAGTGCTGGTGTTGGTAAATACGAAGTAACATCTTGGGCATAATGTATATATTGGGCTCAGCTGTCTGTGTGATGGCTGGGCTCATTTGAAAGAAAGGATTTATAAATGGAAAATGAAACGGTAAAAAAGACTACAACTAAGAGCAGCACAAAGAAAAAGGCAACGCCGCCAAAGAAGGAAAAGTTACGTGTGAAGATCGACCTCGATCCAAACATGTTGGTTCCTGTCAGAAACGGATTCGCCGGGAAGCTGTTTTACAGATCAAAGCGAACTGGAGAGGAATTCACATGGGAAGAATTCGGCGCAGAGCAGGATCTTGAACTTTCAGAACTGAAGAACGCGCGGAACTCATCGAAGGCATTCTTTGAGCGGAACTACTTCCTCATCGACGACCCAGAAGTAATCGAGTATCTGAATGTTGGTCAGTACTACAAGAACGCGATCGATGTAGAAGATTTCGAAGATTTGTTTGATATGGATCCAGAAGAAATCAAAGCAAAGGTTAGTTCTCTGTCGAGTGGTCAAAAGAGCACTGTCAGATATAGAGCTAAACAACTGATCACCGACGGACAGATCGACTCACTGAAGGTTATCGATGCGCTTGAATCTGCACTTGGTGTACAGTTGGTTGAAAGGTAAGGCGGTGATACACAATGTCTGTATCATACGATATCTTCACGGCTGCCTTTTTGAGCAAGATCGAGGATCGCGACCTGCTGCAGCTTTCTGAGTATGACGCGCAGGAAGAAGTCGACGGATACATGAAGCGTGCTTGTGCCCGGTTTAATAAGGTCTGCAAGTATGACCTGACCGACCGCGATGATCGCACACGTGAATTCAACATCGACGTGCCGCCAGACGAGATAGATGATATTGTTGACATCGTCTCTGAAGGTATGGTCGTTCAGTGGTTGAAGCCGCACTTCTTCAAAGCGGAGCACTACAGAAATGTACTGAACACGCGAGATTTCACATCTTACTCTGAGGCAGAACTGTTATATAGAACAACAAACGCCTACCGGACGGCTAGGCAGCGTTTTATTTTTATGATTAGACAATACTCATACGATTACGGAGACTTAACTGACTTATGGATGTAATAACGGATAGAATGGTAGACAATTACTTATCCGGGCTGGTCAATAAGTTTTTCAAAATATTACCAATGAAGGAAACGGGAGAACCGAGTCTGAATGAGTATATGTCGAGTTTAAAGATCGAGCTGTCAGGATGCAAGGATATTGTAGCCAAGCTCGATGATGATGCGATGTGGCTGACGCTTATCTCGATCCTGCAATACATGACGGAGAACGAGTGTGATGTAAAAGTTGTCAAGCGAGAAGTCTTTAAGGCAATATCGCTCTGCAAAAAGATGCGTGCCACATACGCAGAAAAAGAAGGAGCATGACATGGGAGCATGGGATCGCTACCGAGCCCGTCTTAGTGTTGATGGAGCAGTTGAGCGACAACATCAACTGCGTAGGACCCAGGATGCCATTGCTCGCGGGCTCACAAAAAACTTGTCGTATCAGCATGTTCTGGTGAACAACAAAGATCAGGATGTCGCGATCATCGATACGACGAGATATGATGAAAAGAAAATTTGCTCTCTCCCAGGAGAGAGTTTAGAACACGGCGGACTTGTCTCATGGGCTGACTCGCACTGGTTGATCACTGAGATCGACGCACACGACGAAGTCTATACGAGAGGCAAGATCGTAAGGTGTAACTATAAACTGAAATGGATCGACCCTGAAGGAAATATTATCAGCAAATGGGTTATCGTTGTTGACGGCACGAAGTATCTCATCGGTGAGCGATCGGAAGATATTATCACAGTCGGCGACGCGCGAATCGCTGTCACTGTCGGCAAGGACAAAGATACGAACAAGCTCGTGCGTGGCATGCGCTTCCTGATTGACGACATGGATACGACGGATGTACTCGCGTACAAAATATCAAAGCCGAATAAGCTGTTCAATGTATATGATGGCAAAGGTGTCTTCCGATTCATCATGAACGAAGTCAACGTGACCGACAACGACAACATCGAGAAGCGCATTGCTGATTACTATAGCTGGTATCCGAAGGTAGAATTGCCGGAACCAGACACACGTACAGGTGAGCCATTTGGCGACATCAAAGAACGAGCAGAAGAAATGGAAGAAACGAAGGAAGAGCGGATAGAAGGGACTAAAAGGTGGTTGTAGATGCTATTAGACGATTTGTACGATTATAAAAATCAGCTGATGAGGGACTTTTGTGAGAACGATGAAATCGTTCAATTGGTAACAAAGAGCAGCGATGCTCCGGTCCCGAATTACGATTTACCATACAGGCAGATTTTTCCATACGAATACATTCCAGAGACAGTCGACGACGCGAAGTCGTTCATCTGTTTTGATGTGGATGTAACGTATGTTCCGAATAAGACGATATACATACCGGCGATCTATGTGTGGGTTTTTACTCATACTAGCAATTTGCGTATGCCGGATGGAAGCGGTATTCGTATCGATCGATTAGCATCTGCTGTGGATCATGTTCTTAACGGCAGTAGAATTTATGGAATGGGAGAACTCGAGCTGAATACAGTGACGAGATTCGCGCCGATCCAGAATTATCTCGGGCGCGTATTAGCGTATACCGCCAAAGAGTGGAATCGTACTGCGGCGAACAGAAAAGCCACACCGCGCAACCGCAAAAATCATGACTAATTTATTGTACTCTGATCATATCAAGGTCGACGACGAGATCACACTGACGATCCCAACTGTTGGCGAAGTGATCAAGAGCGACGGATTGTATGATGCTATAGTTTCAACATTTACCGCTACCCCTCGTGATCTTATGGTCGAACTGGACGATCTCGGAATTGACTACAACGAGATTGAAGAGTACGACCTATTTTTGATGCTATCTCAGTCATTAAAGACTATGGACACATCTATTCTTTTTGGCGGTCTAAACTTTTCACAGTATAACATTGCTGAATCTCCTAGCGGAGAAATCATCTTACTGAACGAGGACACTGGTAACTATATTGACAAATTTAAATACATGTATCTGTGCGATACATTATGCAAGATCAATTTCATAACCAGAAACAATAAAAAGGCAGGCAATAACGCTGCGAAAAGTTACCTCATACAAAAGGAACGAAGGAAGAAGAAAAGGGCGAAAAGGAAAGCAAAGAAACAGGAGAATCCGATCAACGGACTAATCATTTCTTTGGTAAACACAGCTGAATTCAAGTACGACTATTCAACGGTACTTGATCTCACTATATATCAATTCAACGCGAGCTTACACCAGATCATCGACAAGGTCAACTTCGACAAGCTGATGATCGGCGTATATGCTGGGACAGTCGACACGAAAGGCATGAGTCCAAAACGCTTGAGTTGGATCAAACAATAAGGAGGAATTAATATGGCAGTTTCCACAAACGACATTATTGTAACGTCTCTGGATTCCATCACAGCCTTCGATATCACAACCAATGATTACCTTTTCACTCTGGACGAACTTCAGTCCGCAACTGTATCTCAGTCTGAAGATACTACGGAAATCACTGGTAGACAGGGTCGGAGACTTTCAACTCTGAAGACTAATAAGTCCATCGAGGTAACCGGAACAAACGGTCTTATCTCTGGCGGTCTGATGGAACTTCAGACTGGTTCTGAATTCGTACACAACGATTCAGCACTGGTTCTCAAAGGCGAAAGACTGACTGTAGCTGACGGCGCAGCAGTTACTTCTGATGTAGCTGTTGGTACAGCTGGTAACGAAATCTACAAGGTATACGTTGTAGAAGATCAGGGATTTGGTGACACTTATACTCAGGATTCCGCAGCAGGTTCTAAGAAATTTGCTTACGACACTGAGACAAAGACTATCACCTTCTCCAGCAGCGACGCAGAAGCTCTTAACGGCAAGACTATTCTTGTTTACTACAAGGCTGAAGTTAGCGGCGACGAACTGAAGAACGACGCTGGTAAGTATGCTAAGAAGGCAGCTCTGTACATTGATGCAACTGGCGAAGATACTTGTGCAAACGAATATCACATCCAGTTCTACATTCCAAAGGCTGACTTCGACGGTACATTCGATATCCAGATGGGTGACGATCAGGCTGTACATGAATTTACAGCAAACTCACTGGCTGGTGCATGTGGTGCCGAAGGCGAATCTTATCTGTTCACTTACACAGTATTCCAGGACTAATTTATTGAGGGGTGATACCAATGCCAAAGGCAACCAAAGAATGCAGGGTATGCGGAAAGACATATGTTGCATGTAATACCAACCGGCATTTCGACGGCAGCTTCCATTGGCGCGAAGTGGCGTGCTCCCCTGAATGTGGACAGGAGTATCTGAAAAGAGTCACAGCATCACGAATTGGACAACAAGACGAACCGGAAATCATCGAAAATGATGAACCAGAAATCATCAAGAAAGATGAACCAGATACGATGTTGTTCTTTTACGGCGATGACATAGACGAATAACTCATTGGGGAGGGAGGCTATACTCTCTCCCCTTTTTTTAACGCAGAGCCCGGAAAGACCCGGATATAAGATGATGGTGTAGTCGCCCGTCCTGCGTGACCAACTCAGGAGAAAAGGGGTTGATTTAATTGAGAATATTATCGATGGACCAAGCGCGCAAAGGAGCATGGGCTGTGTACGACTCGAAGAAAAAAGAGTTGCTTCATTACGGAACGTACGACTTTGAGTATGAGCGCGAGCATGTCAAAAAGAAGGACGGCTCGTACAAGACGCGACGTATTAAAAAATACGAATACGAAGAGTCGATCGTTCTTGTCGAGAAGTTACTCATGGAACTCATCAGAAAATACAGTATAAAGATGGTGTTTCTCGAGGACGTACCGATAACAAGGAACAGTATGGCGATCAAGCCGCTGTTGCGATTGCAGGGTGCGCTCATCGCGTATTTAGCAAAGCGAAGTATTCCACATGAGCTGATTATGCCGCGGACGTGGCAGGCAGCGTACAAATATGAAGACAAGGAGCTTACCAAAGCTCAGAAAACATATAAAAAATATTTAAATGAGACATCACCGTATAAGAATCTCAGACAAACCAAACGAGATTCTCTTTTGGCGGTAAAGAAAATATTTAACATGGAACTCGACAATGATGATTTGGCGGACGCAATTCTGATAGGACATTACGCCGTAAATCACATGGACGAAAGGAGCAAATAACATGGCAAAGGCAAAGGTGAAAGCAACATCAATTACAAACTGGGAAAAGATGATCGTAGATCAGGATCATACAGTTACACTCACTGCGAACGGAGACGAATTCGAGATTACGGTCTCCCCTACTCTTTCATGGGAAGAAGCAGGAACAATGGTTAACTATGTAGTCGCTATCGTATTCGATGAGCAGACTGGCGAATATCACCCGGAAGTCAAAGACGCACTGATCCGTTCACAGGTTCTTGAACGTTATGCGCACTTCAATATGCCAAAGTCGTTCGACAAAATGTACCACTTGGTATACGCAACTGACGCATATGATTTCGTCAGTCAGGTAATTAATCAGGAACAGCTGGATCAGATCAAGGCGGCGATTGACGAAGCGTTAGATTATAGACTTAACATTCTCGCTAGCGGCGTTCAGGCAGAGATTCAGAAAATCATGGATTCCTTCGATGCGTTTAATGAGAACGCAGAGAGCATGTTCTCAAAAGTGAATCCTGATGAATTGAGTTCTTTCGTAAAGAATATTGCAGAGATGCCTGGATCGCTGGACGAAGAGAAAGTTGTTAGTCTGGTTCATGCCGCCAATATGAAAGAGGAATGATATGGCGAGATCACTCGATGCGGTAATCAGGACGACGCTGGAGAAGAAGATCGGTGAAAAGGTGTGGAAGGTTTTAAAAGATCACATTGAGAAAGATGTGTATGATGCCTATACGCCTAGCGGCGAATGGGTTTGGGGGACGCCTCAAGACAGTGAAACGGACGGATATCAAAGAAGACGGAATTCCGGATTGCTGAATGAATCTGATAAATATATCAATGTAGATCACGTCTCCGGAACTGATGTGTGGAGCTTGCGTGTATCGACAAATGCACGTCCATCGAAATCTGTTTTGAAAAGTACATGGAATCATCATGTTGGCGGTTTTCTCAGATTGCTCGAGGAGGGCGACCTCGGATTCTGGACAAGGACGCAATCTCAGAACATGACAAGAGAGGGAGAAAAGAAGAGATTTCCCCGACCAGTTATTACAAACGCGCAAGAAGAAGCAAACAAGAACAGAAGTAAATATGAAGCGGAATTGCGTGCCGCGATAGAAAAAGCTATATCAGGTAGAAGTCGTGGCAGTAAGTAGTCATGTGGCTCTGTCACTTATTGCCAGTAAGGAAGGTGAAGGTGAATGAGCGACAAGTTTGACGGAATTGAACTTAAATTTAAAGTAACAGACACAAGCATAACTGATATAAAGAATCAGATAAAGAAAGGTCTCGAGAAGAAGACTGTAAATCTTTCGAACTTTCATGTAACTGAGACGGGTGTTAACTCAATAAGACGAAGTATTAATAAGTCTTTTGAGAAGAAAGCTTTAAATGTAAATTTTTTAAATGCTACTCAGCCAGCCGTTAGAAAGTTAAAGCAGAGTATAAACAAACAGCTTGAAAAAGAACCACTAAATATTGGCACGATCAAGCCAGAAAAGATCGACCTTAAAAATGCGCTTATAACAAATACAAATAAATTGCGCGAACAAATAGCCGAAGCTATTAGTGCTGGCGGTTATACTTTGAAAATCACAAAAGTTGATGCGTCTGCGGCAATCAAAGATGTCCAGGCGCAACTGAGAGCGGCTCTGCAGGAAGGTGGCTTTGTTGGAAAGAAGACGCCAGTCCAGCAGACCGTTTCTGATTATAAGGCGATTACCGAGGCGAAACAGGCTGCATCGACGAAGCAGGCGCGAATGAAGTACCTGAGCGATATGACCAAGGAGCTGAATCGCATATCTGCTTCAGCCGATAGCAAAGGTCTTCTCGGACGGAGTGACGCGATTGCTGCGAAGATCAAGCAGATTGGCGGTCATATCAAATATGTCACGAATAACATGGAGGCGTTCGACTCGATCACAAGAGACGTTGAGAAGGAAATTGGCGAACTGAACGCAATGATCGCCAAGACGAACGTCCCTGCGATCCAAAATCTTGCGAAGAGCGCTACTAATTCGAATAATCAGATCTCGTCGAAGAGCAACGCGATCACGGATACCGCCACTCTGTCGAAGCTTCAGGGAGCATGGCGCGAGATTCAGAATCAGATTAAGATCGCGACGGATGAGGTAATCACATTCGGTGAGTCACATGCGTTGAAGAACTCGATCCCTGAACTGGAGAAGATGGTCACGAAGTATAACGAAGTGATCTCTTTGCTCAAAGAGTTGAAAGGTCTCGGGATATCGCCACAGACGAACGACGCGTCAGCAACTCCGCTTGGATTTTTCGACGTAGACGCGATGAAGGCTCAGGTTGCAGAAGCAAAGAATGTGGCCGAGTCGATGAAAAACATCAATAAGGTTATGGGGGCCGCTTCCAAGATTGGCGGCACAAAGAGTCTTATCGATAGTGAACAGTACGCGACTATAGAAGCGCAATACGAGAAGATCATCGCGCTGGAAGAAGAATACAAGGCAGCTGCGTCTCCAGCCGCCAGAACGAGAATTGCAGAAGCAATTAATAAAGAATGCGCTGCGCTGGAGCGAGAGGTTGTTGCTACGCAGAAACTTGTTGCTGAGCAGAACAGGCTTACCAGAAGAACTAAGACTGAAGCAGAGAATAATGCGAAACCTGCTGATCCTGTAGCTATGCGAAATCTGGCGGGACAGATGCAGGGTTGGCTGAATGCGAACAGTCAGGCAGGTGCTGATAGTAGGACGAGCGGATATTACAAGACTGTTGAGACTGAATTCAACAGACTGAACAGCGCGATAAAGACCAACTCGGAAATAACCAAAGGCAAGCTTAAAGAGACTTCTACTGCGTTTAAGCAGGCGAGTCTGTCGGTTAAGCAGTTCGGTGTTTCTGGTCAGACGATGTTTGAGCGGTTCACGAAGGGTTTCGAGAAATTCGGCGGATGGATGTTGATCACGTCTGTGCTGATGGAAGGCATAACTGTGATTCACACCATGGTTGATAATGTCGTGAATCTGGACTCCGCAATGACTCAACTCAGAAAAGTCACCGACGAGACAAAAACGACCTATGATCAGTTCTACGATGTGGCGGTACAACGGTCAAAAGAGATCGGCGCCACAGTGAGCGAAATGATAAATGCGACTGCTGATTTCGCAAGGCTTGGATATAGCATCTCAGATGCTGAAGGTCTGGCTGAAGTTGCAAACATTTATATGCATGTAGGGGACAATATAAGCTCTATTGACGACGCGTCGCAGAGCATTATATCTACGCTCAAAGCGTTTTATAACACTAGTGAAGATGGCATAAATCAAGTTCAAGCTGCAACACATATAGTTGATAGCTTTAACGAAGTCGGTAAAAATTATTGCCGAGCCGCGTAGTAATACGCGGGCAATAAACGTAACTATATCGGTTAAAGGCGTGAGGACGTTAAGACCGAGGAAAGATGCAATGATGAATGAAAGGGAATAATATGAGAAAAGAAACAAAGGAAATGTTAGGCAAAAAATATGGACACTTAACAGTGGTTGGTTTTACAAAAGAAAATGGTGAAAAAGGAAGAACTCTTTGCAAATGCATCTGTGATTGCGGAAGAGAAACAACTGCAAATCCGCGTGATTTAAAAATTGGAAAGAAAAAATCTTGCGGTTGTGAAGAGTATGGAACAGCAAGACCATCTATGAGAAAAGATCTTACAGGTACAAGGATTGGCAGCTTTGTTGTCACGGAAATGATTTATGGAACTACTATAAATGGAAGAAAAGTGACAAAGTGTAAATGTAGATGCGATTGTGGAAATGAAATTGAGTATTACGCAAACAATATTACATCCGGCAAAATTCCAACATGTAAAAAGTGCGGGAAAAAGAGAATCAGAAAAAGCAGGAGAAAAGATTTGACCGGGCAGACTTTTGGTCGATTAACAGTTGTTGAAATGCTTTGGAAGGATGAGACTCGCAGTAAGACCATGTGTAGATGTATTTGTGAGTGTGGCAACGAGTATATTGTTGGTTCTGATAGACTAACATCTGGAAAGACAACATCATGTGGGTGTGAAAGAAAAGAAAAGAAAATTATAAAATTGAAGGAAGAATATATTGGGCATAAATATAATAGGCTTACAATCGATGATATCTACTATGACGAGAAAGGAGATATTACGGCCAAATGTATTTGTGATTGTGGTAATACAAAAATTACAAAACTCAGTTATGTTGTTAGAAACGAAATAAAGTCATGCGGATGTTTGTTATTAGAGCAACCTTCATTGAAAAAAGATTATTCAGGTATAAAAAGTGAATACAATGTAGAAATATTAAGACCAGCCGAGTCGAATGGTCCATATAATAATTACTGGGTCTGTAAGTGTGGTTTGTGTGGTAACGAATTTATAGCACTCCCAGCTAATGTTATTACAGGGAAAACGAAATCGTGCGGTTGTGTAAAAAGATCTTTTCACGAACAATACATCTACAATTTACTTTCCAACGAAAATATCAAATTTGAAACAGAGTATCAGATTCCAGAATGCAGAAATGTAAAACCATTGCCTTTTGATTTTGCTGTGTTTGATAATCATGGCTCTCTATCATTTTTAATAGAGTATGACGGGTACCAGCACAATAAACCAGTTGACTTTTTTGGTGGAGAAAGCGGATTTGTTATTAGAAAAAATAATGACAATATAAAAAATGATTATTGTGCAGACAATAATATCGACCTTTTAAGAATACCATATAGCATGTCTTTAAATGACATTGAGTTAGTCATAACTAACGAATTGAACAATCATTGCATATCCGTAACGACTGCAGGATGTACATGGCAACATGTATGTTGAAGTTACGCCCCTTCGAATAATCGAAGGGTGAATATACAGTCTGACCTACGGCAATAACCTAACTATGAAACCGTAGAGGTAGCCAGAAATGACTGCCCGCCACATATGTGGTCAGTAGGGATGAATCCCGAAAGTAACAGAATTGAATAATTTTGCCATCTCATCAGATGGAGTCGGAGAGGCGTTAAAGAGATCGGCTTCGGCACTTGAGGCCGGAAACAATAGCATGGAGGAAAGTATAGGGTTAATAACCGCTATGAACTCCGTGCTGCAAGACCCGGAGAAAGTAGGTACAGTACTTAAGACCGTCTCTATGTATATTAGGAGTTCAAAAGCAGAACTTCAAGAAGCCGGTGAAAGTACAGACGGTCTAGTTCAGAGTACTGCAAAGCTTCGTGAGCTGATATTAGGTTTGACCAATCAAAAGGTCGACATCATGCAGGATCCGACGACAATAAAATCAACATATCAGGTATTTAAAGAGCTGTCAAAAGTATGGGGAGAGATGACCGACGTAAATAAAGCTTCCTTGCTGGAGGCTCTTGGCGGCAAGAGAAACGCAAACGCAACCGCTGCTCTGATCACGAACTTCAAAACAGCGGAAGAAGCCATGGAGACAGCAACCAATTCTGCTGGCTCAGCAGCCAAAGAAAATGAGCGTCAGATGGATTCCATCGAAGGTAAAGTCAGACAGCTCAAAGCGTCGTTCGAGGCATTCTCAAATTCTGTGTTAAGTTCAGGTTTGTTTAAGTCTGTGATCTCTGGTCTTACAACATCGATTAATTTAGTGTCAAAACTTGTTGATAGATTTGGAGCGCTCCCTACGACACTCGCTATGGCAACTGCTGCATGGAGAATTTACAACAAAGCAAAAGACGCAGCAGAAGCGAAACCATTCGGGCAAAGAATACAGGATATAAAAACAAATACAATTGCAGGTTCTGGTCCATTCACACCAAAGCTTGATAATAAATTCTTAAAAGTTGGGCTTAGTGAAAACACACTTAAAACATTAACTGA